TCGTTAACTTCGGTCTGCTTTTTGATCTTGGCATCAATCTGATCAAGCTCTTTTTGCCCAGCATCGAGCAGCGCTGTGATGGCTTTTTCCTGGTCCTTGGCGGTGAGCGCGGCCTCGGACTTGGCCATGTTCACCTCGGCGTCATGCATTGCCGACTCAAGCGCAATGGCGCGCTCAAGCGTGATGTTTTTCTTGCGCAGTTCCTCGCTGATCTGGCTCAGGACCGTGATCCTGAACCGATCCGATGCATTGACCTTGCCGCCAATTTCAATTTCAAGCAAGGCCGCTTCATTGGCGCGGGCAATGTTGGCCGCAATGGTGTTGCCAACGTCAGACTGGGCCTTTACCGCCTCTTTGCGAATGCCGCCCTCTTTGTCAATCAGGGTTTTTACATCCTCAACATACCTTGCCTGGGTGATGATGCCCGCATCCATGGCCGATTTGAGCTGGGACAGATGCGTTTGAAACTTGGGATTGACCCCGGACAACTCCTGGCTCAGTTCGGCATAGGTCTTTTTCAGCTTTTCTTGCTCGCGGTAGGCGTCGGCACTGAGTGCAAAGCGGCGGTCTTCTGCGGGCGATGCATAGTCAGGGTTCAAGTCATCTTTGGCCTTTTTGGCCTCGCGCAATGCAAGCACGTACAGGTAAGTTTGGTACGTTTCGTTTTTCAGATAGACATTGGACGGATCACTGACCAGCTTTTTCTGCAACACCGCAAGCTCGGTTTCAGCCTCTTTCATGCTGTCGGTGAATGTGCGTGGCGCATCCACAAAGGGGATCATGATGGCCAGCGAACCGCCCAGCAACTCCGCCAACTGCGTGACAAATCCGTGGCCTTGCTCTTTGGCATTTTTCATGCCTTCAGAAACACCAGAAACCGACTTGGACAGCGAATCCATACCTGATGCAATTGACTTGCCCGCGCCGTTTTCAACAATAGCCTGCTTGAAGGCCGTCCACGAATTGGCCAGCCGGTTGACGCTGGCCTGCATGGACTGGCTTGCAGCATCCACCTCGGGCGCAGTCTCCTGGCTTAATTGCCGCGCGAACTTTGGCAGAAAATCACCGGCCACAACCTGCCCGGTTTCCAGCATCTTGTTCAGTTGCTCGGTGGTCACGCCCATGGCGCGGGCTGCAATTTGAAACGCGCCTGGAAGTCTTTCAGCGAGCTGGCCCTTCAACTCTTCGGACATGATCGTGTTTTTGCTGATCATCTGGCTGATGGCCAGCAAGGCGCCGCTGGTCTGGTCTGCACTCAAACCCATCACAGTGCTGGCCTGGGCCACAGCGGTGAACACATCACGCACGCGCTGCCCTTCAAGCGAGGTATCACGCGCCGACGCGGCCAGCTTCATGTACTGTTGCGAGGTGGAAACAAACTCAAGCCCCAGCGCTTTGGAGCTTTCGCGGATGAAATTGAGTTCACCGGCAGCATTGGAGCGACCCACCGCAAAGTTCAGCCCGTTACGCAGTTGGTCGACCTGAATTTGCGCCTGCACCATGGACTGGGTGAATTCCATCATGGTGTTTTTCAGGCCAATCAAGCCCACCGCCACGCTGGAGCCAATAAAGGCGCTTTTCAGGCCATGCGCCAGGGCGTCGACAGAGCCTTTGGCGCCGTCCACATCGCCACCAAAGCCGCGCAGTTGGTTGCCCACGGTACGCATGGAGCCACCAAACGCATCGGCGCCATTGCCTGCATCCCGAATCTTGGTGTTGACATCAACCAGCTTGCGGCCAACTTGGTCAAGGTCGGTAACAACGGCGGTGCCGCCGTCCATGGCAAGGGTAAATTTGACTTCATTGACCATTGAAAGCCACCTTGTTAATTTGCTCTTTCCTGGCCCCACACTTCAAGGGCCGCACGTTCCATTGCCTGGATGCCCGCAAATAGCTCGGCGCGCTCTTTGGGCTTGATGCACAGGACATCGCGCAGGTAAGCCGCAACGGCGCCATAGTCCAACCCGGTGCGCCCACCCATGGCGCTGTCGCGCCACTGAGTTTGCAGGCGCTGCCACAGGTTGAATGCCTGGACATTGCAGGGCCATAGGTAGTAAAACCCACTGGGCGAGCCATGGCCGTCATCGTCATCAGCTTGCGTGAAGCCAAAGGCGGCCAGGGCTTCGTCGAATTCGGCTTCTGGTGCATGGGTTGATCCGGGTATGTAGAGCTGGCCGCGCGCCTGGATACGTGCGACCTGTGCTAGTTTTTTTCCTTGGCCCAGCACTCTTTGAGGTAGGCGCTCCAACACAGGGCCAGCACATTGCCAACAGACAGCATGTATTCCAGCGCCGCGCGGCTGAATTCGGCGGGCTTGCCATCAGCATCAAGCACCAGCGTTTGGCCTCGCCAGTCAGTCACATTGGAGAGCAAAAATTCAAGAATGGTGGTGCCTGCGGCCTCGGCCTCAGACTCTTCCTTGGTCAAGCGCTTGGCCACCAGCGTGACTGCAAACGGCTTATTGACGCGCCCTTCTTTCAGGGTGAATTTCACCAGGACTTCAACCGTGTTTTCAATGGCAAGAGTGAACATGAAAAACCTTTCAGAATAAATGATTGCTACATTGTTGATAGCACCTTGCGCACAACGCGCAAGGGCTACGTGGTGACGATTACAGGCTGACAATGCGGATTTCGTCATTGCCGGAAACCGGCACAACACGCAAGTCAAAGCCGATCAGGCGCTTTCCTTGCAGCTCGTCTTTCTTGGGGTTGATCAGTTGCACAGCAGGCAGATGCAGCATGATCTTGTTGCCGGTGGATGAACCCAGCACAAAGCCCAGTCCGGTGGTGGTGTTGGCTTTAACGCTGGTCATCAGCGACACCTCTTGCGCGGCGCTGAGATCAAGGCTGAGTGAGCCAGTCACCTTGCGGTCGTTGAGAACCACTTCTTCGGTGGTGAGCATGGGCGCAAAAGACACCTGATTGCCCCAGTCCAGCGTCAAGCCGGTGGAGTTGTAGACAGTGCCACCCGACAGCGCGCCGGTTGCATAGGTGCAGCCCAGCGTGATGTCGGTCACATTGGCTTTGGTGACAGGAACAGGCGTTTTCCAGGCGGTGAGGGTTGGCACCACGTTGGACACGGCGGTAACACCGCCATCCAGGCCCACAAAGTCAAAGGTAAGTTTTGGCGCTTCGCCTGCCTTGGCCGACAGCTTGACGTTGCCAAAGCAGCCCAGCAGCTTGTGTAACACGCCATCGTCATACCAGTAAATGGTGAGTGTTTTCAGGGTGTCGGTGGCAGGTAGGTATTCAACGCGGTTGGGTACGGTCAGGCCCGTGGTTTCAGCGTTGGCACAGCCCAGCAGCAAAGCACCCCAGGCCGGGGCCGTGGCTGCCGCGCCTGCGCCTGCCAGCATGACGGTAAAGCTGCATTTGACGCTGGCCACACCTACCAGAGATTCAGTGTTGCCAAAATAGGCGCGGATGTAGTTAAGGTCGACGTTCTGCGCATCCAGCGGCGTGATGGACAGGTCGGCCACTTGCAGCGCATTGGCTACGTTGGTGGGGGTTGCATCGGTGCCGCTGGTGGTTTCGACTTTGGCGAGGATGACGGTTTTGCGGATTAGGCGGGCCATGGTGGTTTACTCCGGGGTGGGTTCGGTTGCGGTAATGGGTGCGGCGGTGGGTTCGGTAACCTCAATCCAGGCGCCTGCGTCTTGGTCCCAACGCCAGCGGCCACCACCTGGGATGGGGGTGTTTTCAGGGGTTGCGGCTGGATTGGGCGTGGGTTTTTCTGTGGTCATGGCAGTTGGTCGGGTTAGGCAGAAATGGATGCATCGGTCGAGCTGTACCAAACGTCAAAAATCAATTGGCAAACCGAAAGCTGGGTATCAAACTCGTCCTCAGTCCAGGCCATGCCTTGGGCGGTGGTGTCAGTGGCTTTGCCGCCCAGCGTGGGGTCGGCCATGACGCGAGCAAATACCTCTTGGCCCAAAGCGTCGGCCACATCGTCGGCACTCAATCCAGATGCGCTGCGGGCAACGCACTTGACATGGATGCGGGTGGTCCAATGGGTGACGCCAATCACTTCACGGCTTGGTGCGCTTTCTTCCAGATAGACATAAACCTGACTGGCATGCTCGGCAGCCATGGGGCGGCGGCGGTTGCCCACCACGCGCCCACCGGCCAGTGGCGTGGATGCAAGCAATACGCTTATCAGCGCATCGCGCACAGCCATGTGAGCGGTGGCAGTCATTTACGCAAGCTCCAAAATAAGGGTGCTCAGGCCAAAGCCATCAGGCTTGTGCCCAACCACGATGTAATTGGTGCCCCTGGCTACAACCGCCACGCCATCCACAGCGGCGGGCACGCTGGCACTGTCAAGCGCGATTTGCGGCGCCCTGGCCTCGGCGCTGACGCCATCCATGTAGCCCTGAGCGTATGGCTCGGAAAAGTCAGCGCGCACGGTTACACCGCCCAGCAACACGTCTTCGCCCAGCCGTTTAAGGGCTGTGGCGTTGACGCGCGATTGCAGTGCGGCAAAGCTCATAGCGCGGCTGCTCTTAGTGGTTGATCGAGATTTCGACCGTAGTTACGCCATTGCCAGCGGCCTTGAAGGCGTAACCGGCCAGGGTGTTTGCGCCGACCGTAGTGGTCAGGCGGCTATTGCCGCTGTCCCAGTACAGCAAGTCGCCCTGGGCAACAACGTCGGTGCTGAGTTTGGCAATGGTGAAAACACCTTCCATGCGAACAGCGCCAGTGGCGCCGGATGCAATGGGAGTCAGGGCAACGCCGATGCGCTTGCCAATAAGCAGGACTTGGCCTGCAGACACCGCAGAGCCTGCGGGGTAGTCGAGCACGTCGCCCGACATGACATATTTTGTGGTCATGATGATGATTCCGAAGTGGGGGTGGGTTGGTGGAGTGGGTTGCGGTAAGCAAGGCGGCGGATGCCGCCCTGCCTAAAGCGCTTAGGCACCTGTGGAGCGAACGGCGCCACGGTAGTCAACACCGGCAATGCCGTAGTCCAGGCGAACCTTCCAGCGGGCACCGTCCACGGTGAAGCCGTTTTCCAGCTCCAGGTAGGGGGTGTCGATGCCGTCAAGGAATGCAACCTCAAGCACCGGGGCCTGGGCTGGGTCAGCAAAGAAATACCACGGCGTGCTGGACAGGCGCGGTGTGCCGACAATGGTTTGCACCATGTTGGCCGCAATGTTGGCGCGTTGCAGCTTGTTGGTGGCGTCGGGGTCGTAGGTGCTGTTAACCACCACGCGGGCCTGGCCGCTGATGCCATCCGGGCCAAGCCACACGGCGGGGGTAAGCGCCAGGTAGTCGTTACCGGAAACATCTTTTTGCGCACTCAGAACAACGCGGGCCGCCTCGAACGATGTGACGGTGGGCGCACCTGTGGACACATTGTTGTGGTTGGCATGGAACAGGGAATAGCTGTCTGCCATGGTTGGCCCCATGCCCGAGTTCAGCGCCAAGGTGGCATACACATCGCTTTCAACCGTGCGCTTGGCGGCGCGGCCCAGGCTGGCAGCCAGGCCGGTTAGCGCGCCCAGGTCGTCATTAATGACGGCTTCGCGGCTGATGTTGATGATGTTGCCCTTGGTGGAAGCGGTGATGCTTGCCTTTTCGCCATCGGGGATGGTCTTGTTGCGGAATTCGCCCAGCTCGGTCTTGCTTTCCAGATTGGAGAGCGAACCCACGCGGTAGCGGTTGTGCGCGCGGAAGTCGCTGACCGTGCCACGGGCGCAAAACAGCGTCCAAGTGTCAGCCTGCAGTGCATAGGCGCCCAGCAGGGTTTTGTGCATGACGTTTTCCAGCAGGATGGGGAAGTCGCCCGTGCCCTGCGTGAAGGCGGCGGCCACAATGGCGCGTTGGTCCATGCCCTCGGTGCGGATGCCAGCGCGGATCAGGCTCATTTCTGCCAATGCCAGCAGCTTACGGCCACGGTAGGGGTTGCTTGAATCGGCGCGCACCGGGCCGGATTTGTCAACCGCCACATTGGCTTTGGCCAGCACGGCTTGCACCATGGCTTCGCGGTGTTTGTCGCCCTCGTCCTTCACGGTGTTGACGATGGTGTGACCAGCCACGGGGGTGCTGTCTTTGCCCAGGTGGGCCAACAGCTTGAGGCCAGCAGCCTCAACCGTGCAAGTGTGGTCGTTCTGGCAAGCGGCGCGCAGGGCGGCAACGCCATCGCGCTCGGCAAACTTGGCAAAGCTGGCATGAATGGCCTCGCGGCGGGTGTTGTCGGCCACCAAGGCGGCCTGAACGGCTGCGCTGGTGTCGGCGGCAGCATTGGGTGCGCTGGCCGCCGTGGTGTTGACTGGTTGAGTCATGGGTTGGTCTTTCAAAAAAGTTGTGGCGTCTGCCACGGGGCGGGTGAAACGGTTTCCAGCCTGCGCACGCAGTGCTGCAGATGCAGCCACGGGCAAGCCGGTGGTGATGGCGTCGACAAAGCCAAATTCCTTGGCCTCTTGCGCGGTGTAGTAGTGGTCCACGCCATCGGTCAGCAGCGTGAGCATTTCGGCCACCGGCTTGCCGGTTTTGGCGGCGTAGCTGGTGGACATGGCGCTGGCGAACTGGTCGAGCATGTCGGCGGCTTCGCGCAGCCCGGCGCTGTTGCCAGAGACACCAGTCCAGGGGGCGTGCACCATCAAAATCGCGTTCTCGGCCATTTCAACGGTGTCGCCCGCCATGGCAATCAGGCTGGCAATGGACATGGCCACACCATCGACCACGGTGGTGACTTTTGCGCTGTGGCGCTTGATGGCGTTGTAAATGGCAACACCATCAGGCACCGATCCGCCAAAGCTGTTGATGCGAATGGTGATGGCCTGGGCACTGATGGCCGCAATATCCTTGACGAACTGCGCGGCGGTGACGGTATCGGCCCACCAGCTTTCGCCAATGTCGCCGTAAATGAAAATTTCAGCCTCGGCACTGGCGCTGGCCTGCGGGCCTGCACCCTGCCCGGCAAGGGCTTTTTGCCGGATGCTGTACCAAGGCGCAGCAGCGACAGCGGGGGTGGTGGTTTGTGTCATAGCCCGCAGTTTGTGCTGCGTGCTGTCTAGTTTTTAAGTAAAAAACTGGACTATTTTTAAGCGTTGCGTTAGCGGCCTAAAAACAAAATGTCCTGCTGACGTTTGCGGCGCAAATGGCGCCTTGTCAGGGGTGCTGGCTTGTGGCTGCGGTCGTGGCTGATGGGCGGGTTAAAGCCCGCATCCACAGCGGGCGCGGGCGGTGTTATGGCGGTGACAACACCCCAGGCAGCGCCGAATGCGGCGCCCCATGCTTTACCCCATGCGCTGGCCATTTATGGACCCCAAGGATCGGCTTCAGAGCCTGAGCCTGCAATGGTCTGCCCTTTGACCTTGCGCATGTCTACGGGAATTGTGGTGGCATTGAGTGCGGCCAGCACGGCGCTGGCGATGTCGCCCGCGCTCGGGCCTGAACCACCCACGGCGGTAGTGGCAAAGGCTGCGCTTGTTTTGCGCTCAACGTAGACCCCGGCCACGGGCACGATGGGGGCATTGAGATTGCCTGAAATGGTGTAGTTACCTGCGTTGGGGAACTTGAGCTGCCAGCCGTTGATAAAGTCAGCCTGGTAAAAATAGGCACCAGAGCCAAGATCGAGCGCTTTCCACAAATGGATAACGGGGTGGATCATGCCAGCAGCATCATCCTCCGCATCGCGCAACAAGGCGTGAAACGCGGGCAAGTCGGTAATGCTTGCCGTGGATTCCACGACCTTGTTTGGCCAATCAAACGTGAGCGCCATGGTG